TCAAGCGCACTACAGCATCCTGATTGACAGACTGGCGATCACCACCAATAGCCACAAAGTTACGTTGAGCATGTGGACGGAAGAAAATATGCTTGGTGTTCAAGAACATCATGGTATTTGCGGAAGCGTTGCCACCGATACCACCACCCAAAATCACATCAGCAGACCCGCCACCACCATAGTATTTCAAGCCAGTGAAACCAGCCGCCGCCATGTCGGATTCATTGGTGATACGCTGAATGGCTTGCAAGGATTGCAAATACAAGTTGAATGACTCCTCACTTGCATACACCAAATCAACCTTATCTGTACCTCTCACCAGTTTCAAAGCAACTTTGTTCATGGCACGTTGGATGGTTGAAGATGTACATACCGCACCTGTTGCACTCGTGCCAGTCTCATACCAATGCCGCCAGAATGACCAAGTAGCACGAGAAATACCGCCGTAAGTACCGGAGTTCACGCGTGAGCCTGCTGTACCTGTTGGTAGCATATCCGCCAAACCAGCCATGTTTTTACCGCTATTACCTGACTCCAAGCCGTGCAAGTCAAGGTCGATTTTGTTAGCTAATCGCGCCTCTGCAATCTCAACACGAGTTGCCAGCAAATCAATCATTTGTTCTTTGCCACTATTTGCCAGCAGTTCAGGGCCGGAAATAGTCACGCTAGAAGCGTAATGTTTAACGTTAAACGCTGCGGCACTGATTGGAGAATCAGGGCTAATATTCAGCGTTTCATAACCAGCATAGCTTGACGCTGTGTTGGTGGTGGAGTCGTCATAGAACAATTCTTGCAGCACTTGAGAGCCGCCTGAAATGGTCTTTACATTGCCGCGTTTTTTAAGACGGTTCAGCAATGCGTTGTTGTTGGTTAAGTTGTCCGTTGCAGAACGCGAACGGTTTTCAATGGTTGTTGCGATAATGTCAGAAATCGCGCTATTGGCCCATCCCATAAATATCCCCTATAAACCTAGCTGTTCCATTGCGAAACGGACAGCTTCTTGAGTGTTTGCGGGAGTTTGTGCGTGTGATATTCCACTAGGGGAACCACCTCGAACACTAACTGCCGCCGCCTTTGCTGCTTGTGCAGCTTGGTTCGCTTTCAGGGAGTCTTGTTTTTTCAGTTCTTCAAGCTGTTTAGCTTGGTACTGTTGAAAAACAGTTTCATCTAACCTGATTGCTTTCGCGTAAGCTTCGTCCAGTGTGGTCGCTAACCCTTTGTCTAGTAGGTCAGCCATAACCGGCTTTAACTGATCGAAAAACTCACGCGATTGACCGAACTCGGAAATCATTTCCCTAGCTTGGTCAACCTCGGCACTCTGTCGAGAGGCTTGGGCCTGCTCCAGATAGGAGCGGTACTGCATGTTTTCATTCTGCAACTGCTGCAATTTAGGGTCATACTGGGTTTGCGTGAGCATCCCCAAATCAACACCGTAATCTTGCATAATTGCATGGGCAGCGTTCAGTTTAACCCGTGGATCATTGCTTCTTAGCTGCCGTTCTGCTGTGACCAATCTTGTTAAAAACTGGTCAGGTGTAATGTTATATTGTTGCAAATATTGTACATCAGGAGCCAATATTTTTCCGACATTTTGAGCAAAGTTTGCCGCTTGTTTGTAACCTTCGATGCCCTTATGGAACTTTTCTTCTCGTGCATCAATGATTTTCTGAACGTCAGCCGGTAATTTGCTCAACACCTCGCGGGCTTGATTGTCGTAGCCATTCAGCTTGGCTTTGTATTCTTCCGCTGGTGGTTCTTCCTTGGTTTCCGGTTCTTCAACTTTTTCCGGTTCCTTGTCAGCTTCTTCAAGCTGCTTGGCTATCGTTTCTTTAATATCAACCGGCTGGTCTTGCTGGATGACTTCTTCCTGAGTCGTCAGGCTTTCATCTTCTATTGTCATATGTATCTGGCCCCTTCACCAGTGGTTAAACTCTTGCTGCTTCAAGTCTCTGTGATAAGTCTTGCCGCAAATTTTCCTGATCTTTTTTGCTCTTTTCAGGCTTCTTAGGCGTTAGCTTTTCATTGCCTACTTCAATGCACCCGTTAGCCTTTAAATGTCGCCTGTGTTCACCTCTGTCGGTAATCATGCGCCCGTCAATCATTGACCGGTAAGGCTGGAATTCTTGAGGCACAAAAGGCGCACATATTTGGCGCTGCATGGGTTCATCACAACATAACGGCAAATCATCCCTCGAGGCTATGCGCCTGAATATCTCCATCTCATTGCCGCATTTTTTACACTTCACATCCCAAACAGGCATCATTCACCCGCTGAAAGGTTCAAAAAGTCGCCAACCTTTTCGCATTGCTTCCAGTCTGTATTGACTAAAGCACTCGTTGACTCCTCCATTGAAATAGCAAAATCATCCAGCCCGACACCTTCCAAGTATGCAGAGGTGAACAGTTTTAAAACCTGCTCTGATAGGTCGCTTGGTACGTCATGCCAGCCATCACCCTGTCTTTTACCAAGGTAAACACTGTCACCCGTGGGCATGTGCGTTAAATACATGCGATTGTTTGCCATTACTCGATTACTCCTACGTTAGCTTGTGCTTGCTGCGCCGATTTTTCGGCTATTGCGAGCTTTGTTGATTCCTGCAACTCAACCTTCCACTTTTCCAGCAATAGCTTTTGTCCTTCTATTTGTGCGTTGGCCTGGATACGCATTTGCTCCATTGCTTGCTCATGCTGTAGCTTCATCTGCTCAATAGCTTGATTCTGCTGTAGCTCCATTTGCTTGGCTTGTGCCTCTGCCTCCGCTTGCTGCTGCTCTGGACTTGGGCCTTGTGGCTGTTGTGGCTGCTTCATTTGCTCAATAGCTTGCTCAAATGATCCTTCAAGCTGTTGACCAACCTTGAAACCACGGATCCCAAACAACATCATTTCCCCTAGCAGAGGTGCGAGAGTTGGGGCTTGCATAGCGGCCTGTACTGACTTCTCGATGAATCCTGATGCTGCTGTCAGAAACTCAATGCGATCTTGCTTCTCTTGCTGCTGGTCTAGCTCAACCAGTGAGTCGCTTTCAATATCAATCGAGAAATTGCGCAATGGCTCATTTTTAAGCAGCATGATTGCTTGCTCAGCAAATTGAGCGTCATCAGTGCTTAAAATGCCGGATGCTTGTATCAGTGTTTGAGGCTGATACTTGCTGCACATAATTTCAGCCTTAATGCGTATCAAATCACGCGAAAATCGTGCTACATCGTTTTTCATTTCAGACAAACGAATCGAGGCAAACTGGCTTTTGATCTGTTGAGCTGTTGCGGTTTCGCTGGCTACTGATGCACCGCGAACAATGTCTGATAGTCCTGTGATTTCATAAATGATTTGCTTGCATGATTCACGGTTGACGTACAGTTCTTGCAATGCGGCAATAATGTCGCCTAGCGGCATGAAATCAACAGCACCTTTCAAGCCACCCTTTTCAGCAAATGCAGGCCAGTTGGTTACTGGTATCATTTCTGAATCGCGCCCTTCTTTGAGTAGACGCTGCAAAGCTGGCTCATCAGCCGCATAAATGCCCATCACTTTGAGTGACTTGGTTAATATGCGGATTCTGTTGGTGATTTCGTCAAGCTCTTTGGCTTGGTCTTGATAGAGTGCGTAATCTGGTACGGGTATCAGGCTGTCAGTCGTCAGCGTGGCGTATAACGGCTTAGGACATGGGAAGAACGCCTCAAGCTCTAACGGGTCGGGTCGCTCATCTAACAGTTGCTCATATCCTGTACACAACCAATACACAGCTTTAGACGGTTTGCACCAGATTTCCCACACCTCAGCTTTAGCCAGTGCGTTACGCTCTGCCTCTGTTTTGTTTTCGTCTTTCGGCTGGTTGGTTAATGGTACTTGTGCAAACTGCTTGCCAAATCGTTCAACTACTTCATCACGGGATAAGTAGACTTTACGTGCTACCCAAGTAACCTCTTCCCATGTTCTAACTGGATCATGAGCAAAATCCTTCCAACTGACATAATCAACGGGAGTGATTTCGTTAGTGATTGACTCTAACGGCTCGCCAACCTCTACATCTTCATAAATGCTTGGCTCTTGCTCGATAGTTTCAATGGTCGGCTCATAGCGCACCCAGGCCACACCACGACCAGGTAACAACCTGTCATCAACGACATTTGATAGTCCTGTGTAGTAATCATTGTATTGTGTGATTTCATACGATAGCGCACGTTCGAGGATTTGAACGGCTGTCCTGGCTACAGGGTCTTTATCGTTAAAGCGTCTTGAAACTTCGGGCTTGGGTACTTTTGAAAATATAGCCGGTTTCAGCGTCTTGATATTCGACCACAAAACATTGAAATGAGATTCTCCGCTCTCGTTGTCTTTGCGGTCATCCCGAAAACGCTTGACTATTTCAGTGCCGCGCCTTTCAAACTTCTCACGGTAGTCGTCTTTATATCGCTTTAGCTCATCGGCCCAATGTTGAGCCGATTTACTTTGTTCATCTGCCATTTTGCCGCCGTCGTTAAATCTTGTCGGGTACGGTGCCACTTGACACCGGGTACTATTATACTATATGTAACGTTATAACATATCAAACACGTTTAAACTTTTTGGGTGTTGATTCCCATAGCTCATTCAGTGATTGCTGATCCCAAAA